GAAAGCGTGGACAGCATAACGAGATTGTCACGCAAGAGACGCGCAAAGCTGGCAAGCTGGTGCGCCGCGTGGTGGACGGCACAAGCTTGGATTATTATTTGCGGCACAAGATCATAACGCTTGAACAGCACGATGCAGGCACAAGACTCTATTCGCTATGGCGGCAGGCTGGCCTTGAACAGCGCATCACGTCCCGCTTGTCAGACATGCCAGCAGGATCAAGCGACGGCATGGCGTCAGAACGTGCAGCCCATGCCTTTACAGATATCAAAAAGCTGCATAGGGAAATGGGCCATCACCTCTATGCAATCGCGGCAGACATATGTTGCCACGGATTCATGGCGTCCGAGTGGGCCGAAAAGAACGGGAAAAGCAAACGAGCCGCACCGGACTTAATGCGACTCGCTCTTGATGCTTTGGTTGATGCCTTCAAGCGGATTTAGGCGGGAATTTGTTTTTCAAAGCCCAATAAGCGTTATCCAGCTTTGAAACGTCCGACACATATAAATCATGGCAATCATGCAGCATTTCTAAACAATGCGCCATAGTTTCTAACGCTTGCCTGATTGCGTCCTTTTGGTCCGGTTCCAATCTGTCAAAGGCGGCACATCGTTTCACATCACGTTCCTGCCGTTCAGCTTCCCATTGGTCGGGCGTTTTCTGTTCAGTCATGTCATCACCTCATTATCGGCAAGCGTGGTGATGAACATCCCACCAAACAACTGAACCGAGTGACGCAAGCCAGCGCCGCAATGGGCGCATGACTCTTGTGATTGTGCTTTGGTTGTCTCTGAATGACAGGCGGGACACGCAAAGCGATGCGCCGCGTCAATCTGAGCAAGATATTCATGTTGCTTTTTGATACTTGTCAACATCACGCCACCCGCTGCACAAAAACGCCATCACTGCCGTCAAGGCTGTAACGGAACGATTGAAACTTGACAGCCATGCCGTGCCGCTTGGCCCATTGGTTGCCAGTCTGGCCAAGCTGATTACCGCGCATTTGCTTTTTGCCCTTCTCGTCTGGCACAAAAAAGCCTTTGTCAATTTCCAAGTCTTGCCACGGATAAAGCTGCAGGCCCGTCCGTTGCGTTTTAGGCTTTTCAACAGCGTCGATGATTTTGAATTTAGTCATTGTCTAGACTCCCGTTTGAGTGATTAAGGTTGCCAGCTTTTGAGTTATCGAACGGGGGAGCTGGCGTTCTTCCCCGAAATCCGCTTGCGCTGTTTTCGCAAGCCGAATCATTCCTTGCCATGTATCCGATGCCGAATAATGGGTTAGCGTCACATCATGCAAGGCGTGCCGATAAAGATTGTAATCGGTCCACTCCTCGCAAGCGTTTTGAATTTGAATTTCAAACTGTCGCATTTCATCACCAATATTTCGGATCGCCGCCAGTGAGGATCACCAGCAGGACGTAGAGCGCCGCCATAAGCGCCCAGAACAGGACGCCAGCGAAAATGTGTTCTAGCCAGTCACGCATTGTTCAAGTCGTCCAACGCAATGACTCCATCGCGAATTTTTCGGCGTGTTTCTTCAGCGTTGAAGCCGACAAACTTGTTGCGATATTTGCCAGTGGTTACACTGTAATCCCACATGGAACGGTCCAGCGTTACCTGATCGGTTCGCTTGCAACGCTTTGCAATCACGGTCTGATAACTTTGGAAATAGGTGGCCTGATCTGTCTCAATGATGAATTGATTTTTTACAGGCTGGCCGGTGCGACCTGTCATTTGCCGAACTTTCATGTCGTCACCCCGTCAATAATATCTGCGATTGCGTTTTGATGCCGCGCGGTGTGGTAACAGCCAATTTCAAGCGATTGCGCCGCGCGTCGGCGAATTGCGTTTGCCGCGCCATGCCGTGCAATTTCAGAATTACGCATGACGACAAAGCGAAACGGATTGCCGCGCACTTTGAAGGTTGTGACTTGGCTTTCCTGTTTGATGAAAAGGCGGGTTTTTTCTGCCATTTTTTGTGTCTCCCGTTTTGGTTACCTGAATAATATGCGCTTAACCGCAGGTTATTACAAGTAGAAAAACACATAAGACGGGTAAAAAATACTTTAGCGCCACGCGGGTTTACTGTATCTTGTGTATATGATTGAACAAATGCGCCATATCTGGCGCTTTTTTTATGCGGGTAATGTGGCGGGCAAGTTATGGGTAGGCGCAAAAAATTCACAGAAGAAACGTGGAACGAATTTTTGTTCCGCATCAGTGAAGGCGCGAAAGCTAAAAAGCTGTCCTATGAGCCGGACATGCCAAGCTGGCGTTTGATATCGGATAGGCTTAACAGCGACGAACAATTCGCGCGCAAGTATTCGCTGGCGCTAGAAAACCGCGCAGAAATCTACTTTGATGAAGTGGACGAGCTGGCCAAGAAAGTTGAGAATGGGGAAATCTGCCCTAATGCTGGCAGGGTGGCTATTGATGCAAAGAAGTGGCAAGCGGCAACAAACGCGCCAAAGAAGTTTGGCGGGTTGCATCGGCATGAAATCAAGCACACGGGTACAGACTACGTGCAAGCCTTAAAGGCTATTGCAGAAGAAAAGCACACAAGTGAAAGTAATACACCACGCGCGCGAGGCATCTCTGAAACAGACGACGAACAAGGCGCACAATCACTGCATTGATCGACTGCTTGTCACTGGCTGGCGTTGGCTATCCTGTTGATATCAAACAAATCCAATCCCGTCAGCTAGGGGATTGATGCCGAAAACTTGCGGAATCCTGCCAGATCGGCGCTGATACCCCCCCAGCAAAATTTACCGGGGGCAGATATTATTTATATATCCCCCTACCTTTGTGAGTGTTCCATGGTTCAGTCCTTCCCCATCACGATTGGCGAAGCCGCGATTATCGTTCTGCTGCTTGTGATGCTGCTAAAGAAATAGGGCGCTCCCGAAGGAACGCCCCTTAGTTTAGTTGGCCCTATCTAGGGTCTGTTTGATCCACCTTTGCATGAAGCTGTCATGGCTGTTGTTTTCGCCTTGATGTGGTTTCACTTCATAGGTTGGTTCGTCCATATCGTCATACTCGACTTCGATCTTGAATAGCCCAATCGGCACGGGAGGGTAGCCCCGCTCCCATTCAAGTTCATTCGTCGCGTTGTTCAGATGCACTTTTTCGTCTTTGATCATAAAGACTGCGGCTGGGTATTCGCAGCCTGAGTTGTAATCAGATGCTGCATCACAAGCTGCTGTTACCGGGTCTGTTGCTTTGGCCCAGCTTCCAGAATAGCCGCCAAGTGTCATCGCCAAAAAGGTGTAGCCGCTAGGCAGCACCCAAGACTTGCTGTCACTCATTGTGAGTCTCCCTTAACTATGTCAAACAGCGTTTTGTTGTTTCTTAACAACAATTTATTATACCACACTTAAACGCATAAGTCAACCGTGAGTTAAAAGTGACTGACGACATACACAAAATTCTGCGTGAGTTGCACGACGATCCTGAGATGTTCGTCAAGCATGTTCTTCATGCCACGCCGCAATCTTGGCAGGCTGAAGCACTACGCGCAGTACGTGACAACTCAAAATGTGCAATCAAGTCTGGACACGGTGTTGGCAAGACGGCTTTTCTGTCGTGGCTTGTGCTGTGGTGGTTGTTGACGCGTTATCCGACCAAGGTTGTATGCACGGCCAACACCGCTCACCAGCTTAGTGATGTATTGTGGACAGAGATTGATCGTTGGGCGAGGGGCATGCACCCCGGCTTCAAGGACCGTTTGAACTTCAAGGCCGACAAGATCAGTTTAGAGGGTGCTAACGACAGTTTTGCTGTGGCCAGAACAAGCCGTAGGGAGTCGCCAGAGGCGCTTCAGGGCTTTCACAGTGATAATATGCTGATCTTGGTAGATGAGGCTTCTGGCGTCCCTGACGTGGTGTTTCAGGTAGGTGAGGGTGCCATGAGTACCCCCGGTGCTAAGACGGTGCTGACGGGTAACCCCACCCGTTCTGATGGATTTTTCTACGAGGCGTTTCACAGCAATCGTGAGCAGTGGCATTGCATGACGGTGAGTTGTGAGGATGCTGACACGGTTGATGAGAAGTTTATTGCCAGCATGGAAGCGCAGTATGGGCGTGATTCCTCGGTGTTTTCGGTTAGGGTTATTGGTGAGTTTCCTAGCCAGTCTGATGATGTTTTGTTGCCGTTGCATTTGGTTGAAAGTGCGATAGGGCGTGAGGTTGAGGCATCTCCTACAACGCCGGTTGTTTGGGCATTGGATGTTGCTCGTTTCGGCAGTGACAGGTCTGCGTTGTGCAAGCGGCGCGGTCAGGAGTTGTTAGAGCCGGTCAAGACTTGGCAGAACAAGGATTTGATGGAGTTGGCTGGCATTGTGCTGACCGAGTACGAGGCGTGTCGTTACATGGACCGCCCGACTGAGATTTACGTTGATGCGATTGGCATTGGTGCGGGTTTGGCTGACAGGCTTGCGGAACTTGATCTACCGGCTGTTTCAATTGCTGTGTCTGAAAGTCCTGCCTTGCGGGACAAGTTTGGCAGGCTGCGCGATGAGTTGTTCTGGCGTGCGCGTGAGTGGTTTGAGGGGCGTGATGTTGTATTGCCGCCGGATGATGCGCTTGTGCAGGAATTGACTGGTATTCGTTATAAGTACCTGTCTAACGGCAAATTGAAGATTGAAAGCAAGGATGAGATGAAGCGTCGTGGCAAGCGTTCACCGGACGTTGCTGATGCGTTTGTTTTGACCTTTGCTGGTGAGGGTGTGATGGCGAGTGGTGCAATGAGCCGTTGGAACAGCCGCACCCCCCTCAAGGCAAATACGGGTTGGATTGTATGAGCAACGTGATTGATTTTCCTGATCGTGGCGAGATTGAGATTCAGTTTAACCCTGATGGCGTTGACCGCGTTGACAGGATTGCCCATCAGCTTTGCGTGACGATGGCTGGCTTGGACGCAATGACTGACGCCACTTGGGACGAGATTTTCCGCGGCGCTCTCATGGCCACGATATTTGCCGGTCAGACGGCTGGTTTTGAGCCGGAGGACGTTGAGGAAGCTTTTCATAGCATGAGGGTTACTGATGGCGACGACTAAGGATGTTAAGCGCACGCCGTCTGGCAAACT